CAATTGTATTGCTGTTTTCAGCATTTAAGCCTTTAGCAGCTTTTAAAATATCTACAAATCTATTATCTAAATCATCTAAAAAATCTCCAAAAGTCATGTTTTTAGCTTCAGTAATAGATTCTTTTAATCTTGATACACGTTCGTATTCTTTTGGATATGTCTTTCTAACGTGTGTTCTGAATGCATTAAATAATTTAGCTATGTCTCTAGCGAATCCGTCTATTACAACATCATCTTTAGCTTTACCTTCTTTTTCTAAATCATTTAAAAAATCTTTTGCCTTTAATAATGCTTTGTATACAGATGAAAAATCAGCAGCATCTATTATGTCCCATTCGATTCTACCAGTTGCATCGTCAATAGCAGAAACCGTAGATTTTTTACCCATCCTGATTGCTGTGTCACCTACTTCTATTTCTTTAAGTTTACCCATGTGCTACACTTAATTCTTCTAATAATGAATGATATTGAAGTAAATCAACTAAATGATCACTTTTTATTATTGTTTTTTTATCTAATTCTTTAATTAAAGACGAAACCTCGTTTAGTTTAATTTTAACAACTTCACTTTTTATTTTTAACGTTGATTTTTTAATAGATTCTTTAATTAAGTTAACTTCATTATTATAAAATTCTTTAAGTCTAGAAGTATTATCTACAGATTCAATAAATTCTTTAAGTATTGATTTTTGTTTATTATTTAAAGTATCATATTTAGAATTAAATTTTTCTAACATTACATGATAGGTTAATGTACGTAAATCTTTATCTTGAGATTTGAATTCTTCAAGTATATTATCTTTTACATTATCTCTAACAATTTCTTTAGATGTTAAATGCTCTAAAAGTGTTACTTTATTATCAATAATTTGATTGGGATTAATTAACTTATCGGTGTTATATGCTTCTAATAATGTATACAAAGATGCTTGTGCTTTATAATCATGCATTTTTGTTTTAAACAAATCTTCTACATTATAGTGTTTTTTTAATTCACTGATTAAATTATACTTTTCTTTTCTAATTCTAGTTCGGTTGAGTTTTTTAGATTGTTCTAATACTGTTGTTAGTATAGTATTTGCTTTACTATCATTCAAATTTTTAGATTTAAATACAGCTTCATATAATTTATACTCCTTACCTAATTCAGTATTAACAAAGTGTGTTTTTAAAATTGAAATTGCTGGGGAATCTTTACCCGATAGTGTTTCTGAAGTTATTTTTCTAACCACTACTTCAAATAGAATACCTGTATTCCTGAATTTTGAATGTTTTATATACATCAATACTTATTTTTTTATAAATATACTAAAATTATTACTCCTTAATATTTGATTCGTCAAGAAGCGAACTTTCCGCGTCTTTTTGCTCAAATACTAATTTTTTCTTCTTAGGAATAGATTTTAACATAGCTTCATGTTTAATAAAAGCTGAATTATTTTCTAACGCTAGTGAGTTTTTTTTAGGATCATTATAATCTCTTTTCATACCGTCTCTACCTAATCTGTCTTTTCCAAAATTGTCATCTTGTGTATTTCGTTTAGATGCTTTTTCTTTTGGTCTACCTAATACTGTTTTTCTGTCTTCTATGTATTGGTTATCTTTATTTGGTTCTGGTGTATCACCTGGATTTGAGTACATTCTTCCTTTACCATACAATGAAGCTAAATCATGAGGCGTACCATATGACTGACCAGTTTCAACTGGGTCATTACCTTCTGCTTCAATTTGTTTAATTCTAAATTCACGTTTAGCATCTTCTCTAATTAAATCTCTAAAATCATCATACTGATCTTCACTTAAGTGGAATAAATGATCGTAAATAAAATCACTTGGGAATAAATTAGTATCAACCATTTGAGCTGCTAAATCCATTTTTTCCTTCATTAATGCTATTCTTTCTTGATCGTATATAATTGAAGGTGTAGTTAACGATAGTTCAAAATTAGCTAATTGTTCATCTTTATAACCTTGAGTGTATAAATGAACTAATGCTATTTTATATAATTCTGAAACTACAATTCTTTGTATTCTTTCAATTGTACGAGCAAATCTAATATCTTGTGCTGCTAATGTAGCTTTACCATCTGTGTTTTCATCATAACCCATGAATGCTTTAGGCACTTTAAGAGCAGCGAATAATTTATCTCTTAAATATTCAACATCAGCAATACCATCCCACTGTAAACCATTAGCGCTTTCAATTTTAGTACTTGCATCATTACCCCTAACTGGAATGTAATAATCTTCAAGTAGGTTTTGCATGTTGTATCTTAAATTATACTCACCTGTTTTTTCGTCAACATGGGGAGTACGTTTTAATTTACTTAAAGTTTTTTCCATAAACGCGTCTACTTCATTTGGAGGTATTGCTCCAACGTTCATATAAAAAATACGTTTTTCTGGTGCTCTAACAATTCTATGTATTAACATAGCGTCTTCCATTAGCACATATTGCTTAAATAATTTTCTTGCTGGCTCGATATATGATCTACCATAAGGTAAAAAATTCATATTCGTTAATAAACGAAAATGAGCCATTTCATAGTTATCAAATATAATTGCATTTTCAAATGTCCCAGTATTTGGTACATTATAATACCCATAATCGGATGCAGAAACACCATCTGGTGAAAATCTAAATTGTACTTCAGTTGGATTTTTTTTATCTAAACCTTCTAATCTCTCAATATGAAATGCTGTGTAAGGTATTACATTATAAACACCATATTTTTCTGCAATCTCTAACTTAAGGAAAAAATCACCATATTTAGCTAAATTTCTAACCCATGGCCAAAGATTAAATTCTATGTTTAATACATCGTAAAATAAATTATAAAGTATTTTTTGTATATCTTCATCAGCAGATTTAATTTGCAATACTTCACCCATATCATTTTTAAGTGTAGATTCATCTGCTATAATATCTAATGCTGATGCTATAATAGCGTCAGTATCCATTGCATCATACTCTGAATACAATTGTGGTCTTAAATATTGATAATTAAAGTGAGATTGTTGACCCCATAAAGAAGTACTTGAATTAGAGTAAATTCTATTAAATCTATCAACTAATGAATTTGTTTCTATTTCTCCTGATTGTTGTATCTTATTAACATCAAAAACTTTAAGTTGAGCATCCCCTGTATTACGAATAATTACGTCTGTTGAGAATAGTCTTCTTAATCTTGAAAATAAACCTTTATCTGCCATGTTTTATTTATTTATAAATATAATATTTATTACCCTAATAACCACTTTATATCGTGAGGTTTTCCATCTATTTTAACTTCATATGGATTTTGGATATTATTACCTAATCCTGTGTATGCCCCTGTTTGAGTTGATCTGTTACTTTTAATTCCTCCTAATGCTGCTCTTGCCATATCTAAACTTTGTTGTTGAAATTTCAACGACGTGTCTCGTAGAAACATACCAATCCCAAATGACATAACCAAGTCATCGTTGTAGCCTGTTTGAGCTTCTGGTCTCCCATTTCTCCAAACAAACACTTTCATTTCCTCAAGTAAACGTCTTGAACGAATAGTTACTGACTTATCGCCAACAAATTCTCTAAATTTATTTATACAAAGTGGTCTTGTTTTCATTGACATTGTAAATCCAGGTACCATTTCTGAATTACCTTCATATACCCTTAAAAATGACTCAGCCGTTAATGCATCTGATTTTGGTGATTGATATAAATTTCTATATCCTCTTTCTCTAACTGCATCTAATGTTGCCCAACCTATATTAGCATTTTCTACTACCAACATTGCGTTATTAAATTCTGTAGCTAAACCTGTTAAAAAATATCCAAATTCTTTTGGTGGCATCTGTCCTTTATATTCTGCTACTTGTGTGTTTGTTGCTATATCCATCACATGGCATGCTGAAAAATCTTTACCATCACCTCTGGCTACATCAGCTGTAACCATATATTCTCTTGAGTAATCAGCTGCTTCCCAAATCCATAGATTTTGATCAACTCCTCTTCGTTCCATTGGATCTTTAATTGTTGATTCTTTTAAAAACTCAATCCATTCAGAATGGAATACTATATCACCTGATGTACTAAAATCACAGTCACATTCTTGTGCTGCTAATCTAGGATCACCTAATAATGAGTCTTGTTCATTTCTCCATTCTTGGTCTCTTTCAGGGTGTACATACCAAGGTAATTTGATTGGGAGAAATTGATTTTCACTTGCTTCAGCATTAACCCATGTTTTATGAAACCAATTTCCGGTACCATAAGGAGTAGATAACACTATTGCTCCACCACCAGTTGCTAGTGTTTGTTGAGCTGATGCCCATATTTCACCAATATTATCAATGAAAGCTGCTTCATCAATCAACAGTAAAGATACTGCTTCTGATCTACCAGCATCACTTGAAGCTGATGTTGCTTTAATTATTGATCCATTACTTAATCTTAAAGATAATTTGTTATTTTCTTCAGCTTTAATAGCAAGCCATGAAGGTAAGTTATCATACATAAACTTTACCTTAGTAACCATGTTACGTGCTGTTTCTTGCTTTGTTGCTATACATAATACATTTTT